CGCTGCCCTGCGCTGGCAAATGTGCGCGCTCTTCCGGCCGGAGTGGCATGGGTAAATGCATGGGAGTAAGGAGTTTGCCCGTTCAGCTTTTGGAGGTAATCCAAAAGAAGAGTCTTGCCGCTGCCGGCGGTACCGACTATCTGTAGGAAGGGGAAGCTGTTCTGGTCCTGACGAATTCGTGCGGCATGCACAGCCCCCATCCACCAGGCCATGGCCAGTACCCCGCGCGCGCCGAAGTACGCGGCAAAGTCGTTGAAGCGAATGGCTGATTTGAGTTCGTTTTGCATGGTGCTGCTCCTGTCGTTGCGGTGGTTACACGCCCTGGAATACCCAGCAGCGAATGGTTTTCGGTTTGTCGAAGGCGTCGACCTGGCGCGACGAGTTGACGGGCTTGTTCGATTCCAGAAATTTGGGTGACTTACTGGTCTTGAGCAGGCGTTTCAGGTCGCTCAGCGGCGGTACCTGCTGACGTTTGTTGGCAGCCATTTCCACGAACTCGTTGAGGTTCACGGCGATCAGCCCATCGCGACGCGCATGGTTCAGCGCAGCTTTCTCGTCCATGCCATTGAGAAATTCGTACAGATCCCAAAACTCGCGCACGGTCGGGTGGTCGGCGTTGATTGCCTGCTGTCGCTCCAGGGCCATGCGGCTGATTTCAGCGTGTGCGAGGGCCTTGCGGCGTTCACCGAGCGGCACAACACCGGCCAGTGCATCCACCAGGCTGCGCAGTTGGGCGTGGTTCTTGGCGATACGCACGGTGCGCACGCCTGGCTGTGCCAGTAACTCCTGCTCGTAGCCGGAGGTGTTTTCCTCCATCAGGCGCATGGTTTCGCTTTCGCGTTGCAGCGCCTTGACCAGGAAGCCGCTGATACTGTCCATCGGCATGCGTTCCAACTGCTCGGCGTACTGCTTGGTTTCCGGCGTGTGGTGCTCGCGGGTCAGGTGGACGTGGCAGATACGCTGCAGGATGGGTTCCGAGGCGTTCACCGGATTGTTCTGTGCGATCAGTAACGCGGCGCGAAACGGCGGTTCGTGGGTGTCGTTGCCGTTGTTTTTTACGCCGGTGGAGCGGACGCTACGGCCGTTGTAGGCGGTTTTGAGCTCGTCCCAGTCGAAGTGTTTAACTGGCTGGCCTTCCTTCTGCTCACGCTCCGACTCGATCAGCACCACCGGCAAGTTGCTGATCTGTGAAAAGTTGCGCGCACGGCTGGCGGCGGTTGCTTTGGACGGGTCGAAGCCTTCGTAATCAGTACGCCCGACCGACTTCCACAGCAGCTCCACCAGGGTGGTCTTGCCCGAGCCGGCTTCGCCAACCAGTTCCAGGAACATCAGTGATTTGTGGATCTGGCGGATCTGCTCGGCGTGCAGCGCGCCCAGCCACCAGGCCAGCACCACCAGCCCCTGTACACCAAAGCAGCGCCAGTAGATGTCGAACCAACCTTCGTTGTAGGTATTGAGGTCAGTGTTGATGTGCAGCACCGGCGACTGGCTCTGCGACTTGATGCTCAGCTTGCCCAGGTCGAAAAAGTCTTCCTTGTTGCGGACCTGCACCTTGCCGCCGTGAAAGGCCAGGTCGTTGAAGACATAAGCGCCATGGTCGCGGCTATAGCCGATCCATTCGATGGTGTTGACGGTTTTGAGGTTGTCGAGCTGGGGCGCCAGAATTCGTTTCAGCTGTTGGGCGCTGCCCTCAAACATCGCGCCATTGGAGACGTTGAGCAGACGATTTGCGAACTCGGGCGCCGACGTGAGTTGTTTGGCCGTGAACGTGCTTTTAATCGCCGGCCCTTGCGGGCGCTCAATACGGAAGTAGTACCAGGCCTCATCGGTCAGGTCGTTGCGCATGTAATACAGCGCCTGGAAATTGCAGTTGGCGATGCTGGTCACTGAGCCTGATTGGCGCAGAGCCTTGTAGCGCCGCTGTTCATCAGTCAGCAACTGGTCCTCATGCCGCTCGGAGCTCTCCAAATCGCCCATGGCGCGGTCGTACTTATCGAGGTCCAGCCGAAACCAGTACAGGCGCTTGCGGAACGTGAAGTTAAATTCCTTGCGCTCGTCGCGCAGGTAGATCAGGAACCCCTTTTCCTCTGCCGAATCAGCCAGCAGCAAGTCGCCGTGGTGGCGAGCTTCCTCCAGATCCTGGTCGATCCGCTCGGCGCGTTTGTCATCACCCTCAATCGGCTTCCAGCGCAGGTGAAGGTCATTCCAATCAACTTTTTTACCGTTGGGCTGCGGGATCACTGCCGCCTTGCAGGTGAAGCCGAGGTCACGGGCTTCTTTCGCCCAGCGCCGCATGTTGGCCTTGGCAACAGGCTCGTTATCCAGTGCCCACACCAGCAGCGGCAAGCGCTTATCGGCGTCGTGTCGCAGTTTGACCAGGGCCTTGAGTGAGTCGATCGGGCAGGGGGCGCTGGACATCATCGACACGGCCGACACGTCGTTATGCAGCAACGCGATGGCGTCGAAGATGCCCTCTGTTATCCAGAGTTCGTCGACCTCCAGCAGGTCCAAGCTCGGCGGGCACCACCAGACGCCTTTGTAACCGGTCAAGCCTTCGCCGGTAGGGCGGAAGCGCGCTTTCATCTGGCCAAAGCGGTCTGGCCGATCAATCAGCCGTTCCCAGTACCCACCTTTTTCCAGCGCGAAACGCACCGTAGCGCTGCCGATGTTCTGCCGGCCATCCCAGTAGTTGTCCTGGGTGAACCAACCGGCGATCAGCTCAAATTTGAATCCCCGTGCAAACTCCAGATAGGCGCGCGCAGTGGCAAGCGGGTTCTCCGGCGTTGACGGCGCGGTCTTGCTCCAGTCGTTGAACAGGTCGTCGTAAACGTCTTTTACATGTACACGGTGGTCGCACTTTTCCGGCCGGCCGCAGATCAGTGTCCAGGGCGCGTTGTAGAAGGTGTAGAGGGTCTTCTGGCCGCAGGCAGGGCAAACGCCCTTACGCATATAGTCAGTGCCGCGCATGTGCTTGAGCTGGTAATCCCGCTCAATGCGTTGGATGACGTCGGCGCGCAGCCTTTCTTTCATTTCCATCGTGGCTTACTTCGCTTCGTCGAGGCTGTGTTTAAGGGCGCCAATCAGGCTTTTTCGTGCAGCCATCGCAGGGAAGGCCACCAGCAACGAGCCATGCCGCAAACCTTCGGGGATCATGCGAAAGCGGTCGTCATACCAATGCTCGTTGAGCAGCACCGCGTACTGCGCACGTAACTCAACGAGCAGTGCCTCAGCGTGGTCGCGGGGCAGTTTTGCGGTGATGGCGATGTCGATTTCCATGGTCCACCTCGGATTGCGGGCAAAGCTCACCCAAACCCATTGGGGATGGGGCAGGGCGGGGGGTTAAAAGGGAGCGTTACTGAGGGTGTGGCTTGTGTACGGTGCTGCGCTGGTCGAGGAGTTTCTGTGGCAGAAACCGAGCCGGTACCGGGAAGCGTTGGTCAGCGCGGACATCCACCAGGTGGACGCGGGAACTGTCAGGCGCAGTGCCCCAATCAACTCCAATCCAAGTGCGCTGTTTGATGACCTGCAGTTCAGTCCAGGCGTTGTGGACAAGTTTGGGTGCCATGAACACAGGCACTTCCAATGCGAGGGTCAGGTGGCGAATGCACCGATCGAATAACAGATCGGAATCCACCAGGTGTTCTGCCTCATGGCGTTGCAGGTAAGCGAAAGCAGCTTGTTGCATGCTGCTGCGGTAGTCATGAGTCTGTTGATCGAGGTTCATCACGCGCGCTCCATTTCCAGTTGGTCCAGCAGATCGGGTTGATCGTTGGCCGTTTTCATTGCCTGGCGACGAATGACCACGTCTGCAACTGGCAGCTTTACAGCTGGGTTGGGCATGCCGCTGGGGCTCAGCTCGTGGGTCATTTGAAATTCAGCACGCACTGCCCAGCCGCAGGCTTCGTTGGTGCACTGCATGTAAGTGATACGCAGGAAAATGTGCTGGCCTTCGCTGGTGCGGATGCGCATGCGGCTGTGGCAGTGGGGGCAGACCAGTTTGTAAGTGCTCACTAAACAGCTCCCTGGCTGTACAGCTGGATGGTCGCAAACACCTCGGCGTAGCGAGCGGACATGTAGGTGATCAGGGCGGCGATGATCGCGTCGGCTTCACGCCTCTCGATAACACCGTCATCCAGGGCCGCAGACATGATCTGGTCGACCTTGCCCCGCTGGGCCGAGGCCTTGAGCGAGCGGCTGTACAACTCCACGTTGTCCAGGTTCTCCGGGACGCTCAGCGGTACGAACATGCCGCCGTACATTGAAGCGATGTAGTCCGCCAGGAATGTGGTGCCGGCGACCTGCTCCAGACGGTGAATGTTCTCATCGGTCAGCGGACGGCTGCCGGCGTTCTCGTAGGCCTGGTTGTCGAACTTCTTCAGCGGCATGCCGAGATCTGCCGAGGCGTACATCCGACCGCCTGGGTAGGCGCCGATGACGGCCATAACGACGCTCTTTCTGCTGTCTAGAACTGGGCGTTTCATCTTCTGGTTTCCCCTTGG